GCGGATACTTTGCGCAAGTTACACCCCCATACACTAAAGGGGTATCTATATAAAACGGACTTAATGCTCTTATCATTTTGTTATTGTTACGTTATCACTTTTTATGTTCATTCCGTCGATGAGGTCAAGAGCGAAAGCCTCGCCTATCTCGTCGCCTAGTTTTAGTACTTCGTTATCTAGGGCGTCTGTAAAGAAATGCGTCGTCTCGATTCCTGTGTGATATACACTATTAGCAATCGCATAAAGCAAACTTTTGCGACTTGTAAACTTCCCCTTTGCATCTCTTGGAGCTATACCCTTTCGGATAGTCCACCCGTTAAAAGCCATAAACGGCGGCTTTTTATCTGTGTACTTAAACTTTTTATTTGTTACTTTTTTTAGTTTCCAAGCTTTGCCGTCTGCCTTTGTACCTCCGACACCTTTAACCCCTGCGTCTACATATTCCCAATAATCCGCTAGAGTAAACTCTATAGAGCTACGCTTTACTTTATAGGATAGGTTTTTAGATAGGTTGCTATTGCCTTTCTTTTTTTTCTTTAGATTAGCTCTTGCCTGCGTTACTACATTACTCCCTAGAGTGTTAAATATTTTTGCTATACTTCCCAAAAGCAAAAGCTAGTTTCGTCTATTGGCATCTCTACCTCTAGGCTCATATCCCAACCGTCTAACAGGTTTTTGTCTGAGTAAGTTATCTGCGTCAAGGTCGGACTATCCGACGCCGTTATATTGTTGTCTGCAAAGTCTCTGTGCATTTTAACCCAAAGCGCATTTAAGCAAGATAGCGTACCGTTGTAGTTATCTACCTCGTTATCGTTTAGGTAAAACTTATCGTTTACATTCTCGTTATTAATGTCTCTAATATCTAGGCATTGTATATTTAAGCTAAAGGTAATTGTAGCGTTTGAGCTAAACGTTGCGTCTGTTATATCGATATTAAACAACGGGAATATATCGCCCTTATTCAAATCAATATCCGCGCCCGTTGTGATTGTTTTAACAAATACGTCTTGCTCTGCTAAACTCCTTATATATCTTAATAGTCTACTATATGCGTTCATTATAATTGTGTTACGTTATTTCCTTTCCTTAGTATTGCCTCCATATTTTGCCTGTCTAATTTATGAGCTAGGAACGTGTGAAACTCATGTACCTTTGTTTCTAGCACTCTGTCAATTTTTAGTATATCATTACTCGCCATCATATCAATAGTAACGTACCACCCCCATTTAGAGAAATAGTCTACCGCTTGCTTTTCTCCTCCGCTTGACTCGTAAATCTCTGGATAGCTTCCTTTAATTCTCTCGATAAACTCCAAAAAAAAACCAGAGCGCCGTTTACTATATTCATAGGGCAACTTCGCATCTCCTCACATAGAGCCTTGTCGTACTTATAGGGCAGTATTTCATAGTTACCGAAAGCGTCCTCGTTTGTAACCCTACGAAATAAGATAGCTATAATTTTATGCATCTCTTTAAAGTCCATTCCTATAGTGCTGAGGTCTACATACTCCGCCGTCGTTATCTCGTCTAGGTTTGGGATAAAGCCGTACTCTACTCCGTTAAGCATAAACCGCTCCTCAAATTCTACGTCCTGCTCACAGGCTGCTATAATCTGCGCCATTAAACCCTCGTAGTCAGTATAGACTAATTTCTTGACGTCTTGTTTTTTCATTCCTGTAAACAAAGATATAACCCTCTCAATCATTCCCTGCTCTGTCATCTTATCCTCTCGCGCTCGTAGCGCCTCAAACTTGATGTATTGGTCTAGAGTAATATCTGCGATGTTTTCGGGTACACTAATCTTAATAGTCTCTGTCATATAATAAAAACGATTTTTGCTTTGTATTGTTTCTTAGTACCTAAATGTTAAAGTTTTGTTAAAATTGTTAATTTCTTTGTGTATAACTCTAAAGGGTTTGTATATTTGCGTATAACTAATTAACTAAAACAAAATATTATGAAACTTACAGCAACACAGAGATTACAAGAATGGAGAAACTTAGGAATGAGTGACCAAAGTATTACCGATTTAATTAACGGGTTAATGTCTAACAAGATTAATAACAACAATATGTTGTTATGTTTAGAAATTAAAAAACAACTTAATTAACTATATATAACAACAAAACAAGGGGGAGCGTAACAGCTCCCTTTTTTACTACCTTATTTCTATTTTGCCACGATTAGCAAGCAAATGAGAAACGCCGTAACGCAGCGCGTCCAAACTATGGTCGTACATCGCAGAAAATACATTCGCGCCCTTGTCTGTATAAACGTAGTTGTTTAACTCCTTTGCCATATTCGTAGAGTCTGGGTGTACGACAAGCTCATAGTCTTGAATGAGTGCCACACCTGCCGCGATACTTCCTGCTCCTTTCTTAGCTCCTCTAATATTGAGACCTAGCTTTTGTAGCTCTGCGATAGTTCCTGCGCTTGCGCTATCTGCTATGATGAGGTTGCGCCCTGCTCTCTGTCTATTGATTGCGTATATTTCGGAGATGGTAATCTTCGACTTGTATAGCTCCTCCTTTGCGTATATTATTTTTTTCTTTTTATCTATGGCAATAGCGACTAAGGTTGTCGGGTCTGTGAATCCGTAATCCTGTCCGTAGATAACCTGCAACCCATCGGGGTTAAATTCGCCAAAGCGCCAGTTTGTATAAACGACTCCCTCAGCTTTTGAAAGCCAAGAGCCTAAAACGACGTGCTTGTATTTTATCGGATTGCTGACTTTCATATCCTCGAAATAGTCTAGTATCTCGTCGGGTACAAACTCAAGGCAATCGAGGTAAGACGTATGTATATAACAGACGTTATCTTTTATCCCGTTAAATCCCTCTTGCACGCCTCTACTCTCGTAGTACTTCATATAGATAAAATGCTCCTTACTCGTAGGGTTTAAGATTAAGACCTTTATATTCCTGTTTGGATTGCTTGCATCGTTCCCTCTAATCGATAGCACTATCTTGTCGTAGATTGCCTCGTCTTGCATCTCCTCCGCCTCGTCTAGTATTAACATCGAGAAATCTTTTAACCCCTTGAGGTTTGCAGTCTGGACTCCAGAGCCTGCCTTTAATCCTTTAAAGACTATTTTGCTTTTATTGAAATTTGAGACAATCCTATTTTGCTGCGACTCGAAAAAACTCTCCATATTCATTAGTTCGATTTTCTCCTCTACCTCAGCGAATATAGAATCCTTTAGAGAGGCGTTTGTATACCTTGAATATAAAATCCGATGCTCGTACCTAGTGCAACTATTTAAAGCGCTTAGAGAAGTCGCAAATGACTTCTGAGAGAATCTGCCGCCTGTTATGATAAACGTATCCACGCCGTCGGGTATATTAAACAAGGGCGCAAATTTTGGGCTTATGTTTACGCTACTCATTCTCTGGTGTTACGTCGATTGCTGAGGTAAATGAAATCGTCGGAATGTTTACGCTATTACCCTCTGAGGTTATATCTACGCTCTGCATTGGTTTGCCGATTGTATACTCAAGGTATAGCTTTGCGCTCTGGACGTCTCCCGTCATCGCTGACGCCTCTAACGTTTGAAAGACAGTTATAAAGTTGTCCTCGCTAATTGCCTCGCTTATAAGCGCTTTAAATGGGTTTTTACGGCGGTCTATGCCTTTGGCTATTGTGGAGTTTCCTCCGTTGTTTTTTCTTTTATCCATAATTCAATACAAATCAACTATTGATTATAAGTACTATTATATAAACGAATTATATTATATTTTGTTTCTTATATAAAAAAACCCCGCCAATTAAGGCAGGGCAAACTAAAACAAAATTAAACAAAACTAATTAACGTCTACGAGTCCGTCTCTGTAGTGGTCTACAACTACGCCCGTTTTTAATGTGATTGATTTATAAGGTACTATTGAATTTTTTACGAGTAGTCTATGTATATATTTTCTCATGGTTTAAATATCTAGGGTTAATGTTACTATAAATAAATATAGCTTTATTGTTGTGTAATCAAACTCTTTGGTTTTAGCCATATATTCCCAACCTAATAGGAATCTGTCGTGCGGATAATGGAAAACTATTTGTAAAGTCCAGTTCATTATATTGGCTGTTTAGCTTGTTTAAATCCTGCGCTCCATTCGTGCTTGGAATGGTCTCCTATAATTGTGATTAGCTTTTGCCTTTGCTCGCTTGTTAAACCTAGGTCTTTGTCGAATAGTCTGTCTAGTGTTGTTTTTAAATCCATAGGGTTTTAGTTTGGGGAGTGTTAGCTCCCCGTTGGTTTTAGTTGTTATTTAATGTTAAAGCTTGTATTGTTTTTAAGTCTCTAACAAAGTACCCGTTGTCGTCTTGAGCATAGGCTAAATCGCTGCCTCTCATTGTTAATGTGTAAATCCTACCTTTGTAAAGTGTTTTAATAGTTTTCATAATAAAATAATTTAGTTAATTAGTTTTGAGCAAATATACAAACCTTTTTTAGTTTATACCACACAAAAAACAACATTTTTTATAACTACCTAGTCCTCAGGGTTTAACAGGTCAAAAATTAATTGGCAAGTCTCGTATTCCTCGATGTATTCAAAGTATAGCAGGGCATCTCTAGAGAGTATCTGCTCGTCCTCCTCAGATTGCGGCTCAAATAAATACTTGTCGTAATCGTTATAAATAAACGTGCATACATACTGTATAGACTCGTCTAGTAAATACTCTACCATACTGCGGTAGAATAAATCGTGTGCGTCTGTATAATCTTGTCTGGTAGCCTCCTCAAAAAAATCGTGAGGGTTATCGAATATTACGGGTATCGTCATTTAAAATAGTTGTGTATATACGCATTCGTGTACAAAGCTGTAGTCCTCGTTTAAGGTATCTATTTGCGCGTCTGTCATTGCCTCGCCGTCGTAGTCTGCTGAGACTATAAAAGCGTCGCAAAAGTCGGGATAGTCGTTTGTATCTATCCCGTCCACTTCGATGTTATCTATTAGGTCGTAGTTCATACTCCTGTACTTTCTGCCTCGTCTACGTCTTTGATTTCGTTTGACGATAAAGCGGTTACTATTGCCTCTTGATTGTG